ATGTCCATCAATCAAGCCATTTCCGCCCAGGACTCCGCGCTGTACGTGAAGGCCGGCACCGCCCCGACCGCGCCGAACAATCCGGCCGGCTATACCGAAATCGACGGCCTGACTGCCTTCCCGTTCGGCCGCGGCCAGGCCAACACCCTTGATGCCACCAACCTGCGTTCGAAGCAGATGGAGAACATCGCGGGCCTGTCCGGCGGCCAGGCCGTGCAGGTGTCCGGCCACCGCTGGCCGGTCGGCAGCTCGGCAGGCCAGGAGATCCTGCGCGACGCCGATCCGGATGCCGACCTGCATTTCCTGATGGTGCTGCCCACCGGCGATGCGGCCACCTTCGTCGCCAAGGTCGCCGCCTTCAACGTGGCCCCGGGTACCAACCAGGTGCTGACGTTCACTGCGGACCTGCTGCCGCGTGAGTTCGCGCTGGTCACCGTGGCCGCTGGCGGCACCCCGTGATGCTGTTGGGCAAGCAGCAGATCCTGGACGCACAGGATCGCCGGCACGAGGACGTCGCCGTACCCGAATGGGGTGGCAGCGTGCGCGTGGCGATGATGTCGGCCCGTGACCGTGATCGTTGGGAGCAGGAGACCTACGGCGGTGACACGCCCAAGGTGGATGACTTCCGTGCGCGATTCGTCGGCCTGTGCCTGGTCGATGAAATGGGCGAGCGCCTGTTCTCCGACCATGAGGTGGCCCGGCTGGGCACCAAATCGGCCGCGGCGCTGGATCGCGTGTTCCGGGTCGCACAGACGCTCAATGCGCTCGGCGATGCGGCCGTGGGAGAGCTGGAAAAAAACTGATCCGCCGGCCTGAGCGCCGGCTTCAGTTCCGGATCGCGTGGAGGCTGGGCCTCCCGCATCCGGACCACCTGCTGGCGGGAGTGACCTCCCGCCAGCTCTCGGAGATGTATGCGTTCGCACGCCTGGAGCCGTTGGACCAGCCCCTGCAGGGGATGCTAGCCCAGCTGACCAGCGTGCTGGCGCAGGTGCACGGCAATACGACCACTGCCGAAGACTTCCTGCTGGTGCGGCCGCGCACGTCGCCGGAGGGGGCGGCAAAGGAGCGCTCGCAGCAGCTGCTGGAACTGTTCGGCAGCGCATCGCGACGCAACGCTGCGGCGTGATTCCGGGCGGGGCAGGGCAGTGCTTCTCCGATGCGTGGCATGCAATCGAACCTGGGGCCCTGCGGGGCCCCTCATCATTCTTGGAGGAACGCGTATGGCGTCCACTAACCAGAATCTAGACGTAGTACTGCGGGTCAACACGACGGGCTTCCGTGCCGCAATGGCGGAGGCCAGTCGCCTGGCGACGCAGAATCTCAAGACACTGCGCGCGGAGGCCGAGCGGACGGCCGCCGCGCTTGCGCGCGTGCATGCGGCACCGGAGGGCGCAACGGGCAAGGCCGGGACAAAGGCAAAGGCCAACGCTGGCGGCGATGTGCTCGGCAGCGGCTTGAAGGAGCTGGGCAACGGCCTGCTGACGGCCGCCGGCGGCCCTTGGGGCATTGCCATTGCGTCGGTGCAGAAGCTGGGCGAAGCGTATCTGGACATGGTCAAGGCGTCCGAACGTGCGCGCGCCGAGTTCAACGAACAGATGCAGTCGCTGAAGCTGATGTCGTTCACGATGGATGAAGTCGGCAAGGGTCTGCGGGATCGCAGCCTGCCGATAGAAGCCGGTGTCGCTGCGCTCCATGAGCAGGCAAAGGCAATGCGTGAGCTCGAAGCGCAGAAGCGAGCGCTGGAAGGGTCAGTCACCCATTGGGAAGGACGCGTGGCCTACGGCCAGCAGTCGGCACGGGAAGGCGCCGGCATGAGCGCGGGGGCCGACTACGCAGGGCTGAAGGCCGCGAAGGACGCCCTGCAGGATTTCGAAGGCAAGACAGATCCTGTACGGCGCCAGTTCGAGGCACTGCAGGAACAGATCCGCAACTCTGTGGATCCAGAGCTGTTCAAGCGGATCCAGGATGCCGTCAACAATCTCGACAACCAAACCCTGGCCCAGTTCAAGGCTGAGTTGGGGTCGGCACGCTGGGAGGCGCTGCAGGCCGGTTCGGCGATCTCGGGCATGCTGGGCAGCATGCGCGGAGAAGCGTGGCGGGACGAGGTCGAGTGGATCCGGCTGACCCGTGGCGAATATGCGGCCTGGATGGCTGAGCGCGGTGCGGAGATCAACGCCAACGGTGGCCCGGACAAGATGAACCCGGCCCAGCGCGCCGAGTTCAACAGGGACGCCGCGCGCAAGAAGGCCGACATCGAACGCAAGGCCCAGTTCCGCGAACAGCAGCAGGCTGCCCAGCAGTCGGTCAGGGGCGTGAACGAGCAGGCTGATGCGTACGCCGGGCTGATGGATCGCATCGAGAAGCAGATCGCCCAGGACCGGGTGCGCCAGAAGCTGAAGGAGGGGATGACAGAGGCGGAAAAGCTGCAGGTCACCGTCCTTGATGAGATGGAGCATGCCGAGAAGAAGCTCAGCGAGCAGAAGCAACTGCGGGTGAAGGCCTCGCTGGACGCCGCCGTGGCCCTGGCCAAGGAAGCGGCAGCCGCTGAAGCGTCGAAGAAAGCCCAGCAGGACCTGCTGAAGCTGCAGCGGGAGCTCCAGCAGGCGGCGGATGCACAGCAGCGCGGCAACGACCAGGCACTGTTCGGCATCGGCCATGGCGCCGCGAGCGTGGATCGCATGCACCGCCGTTCCGCGCTGGATGAGGACCGGGAGAATCGAAAGCGTGCGCTGGACGACGAGTCACGTGGAGAAGACGGCAAGGTCATCGAGTCGGCCGGTTACAAGAGCAAGCTCGCCGAACTGGACGCATTCCATGCGGAGTCGTTGCAGCGTGAGGCTGATTTCCAGCAGGCGAAGCAGGCGCTTGAATCCGATTGGAGTGCCGGCGCCACCAAGGCATTCGAAGACTATGCAGCGGGTGCGGCCAATCTGGCCGAGGCCAGTGGTGGGCTGTTCACCAACATGTTCTCGGGCATGGAGGAGAGTCTGGTGAGGTTTGCCCAGACTGGAAAGCTGTCGTTCTCGACGATGGCCAATTCCATCATCGCTGATCTGGCAAGGATTGCCGCCAAGCAGGCGATCGTGGGCATCTTCAACACGTTCTTCAACCAGCAGATTGGCCCAGTGAAGAGAGAGGCCATCGACATAGTGTATTCCGCCGGCGGCTACACCGGCCCGGGGGGTAAGTACGAGCCGGCCGGCATCGTCCACAAGGGCGAGGGCGTACTCAGCCAGGAAGACATGGCCGCGCTCGGTGGCCCATCGGCATTCTTTGCCCTGCGCACGTCGCTGCGAAGCGGCAACGGCCTGCCCGGTGGTGACAGCGGAGGATACGTGCAGGTGCCGATCGCCCGTGCCGGCGAGGGTGGGATGAATGTGGAAATCAACAACTACGGCGAAAGCCGGGTCAACACCCGGGAAGAGCGACAGCGCATGCCCGATGGCAGCGAAGTGCGGCGACTGGTGATCGACATCGTGGGCGACAGCCTCAACGGTGGTGAGCTGGGCGCCATTGGACGGGCCCGATACGGATGGACGGAGGCAGTGGGATGAGCAGTTGGCCAGAGTATGCAGAAATCCGCTTTGCGGATTACGGCGAGGAGATCGTCGCTTCGGAAGAGCGGACCGAGATGGAGCGCGGCCCCAGCAAGATGCGCGCGCTCAACAGCCGGGTGATGAAGAACGTGTACGCCTCGGTGCAGTTCCGCACCGCGGCTGACGCCGAGGCATTCGAAGAGTGGTACCTGCACGATGTCGGTCGCGTCGGCTGGTTCACGATGGAGCACCCGCGGACCGGGCAGCCGATCAGTGCCCGCTTCCCGCAGGGCATCGGCCGCCTGGTGCCACTGAACACCCGGTTCCGCTTTTCCAAGCGCGATCTTGTACTGGAGTACATGCGATGAGTTCGTTCCATGAGCGCCGCCAGCGCCTGGCCGACACCCAGGGACCGCTGATGCTGCTGGAAGTGTCGGCACCGTCGATGCCGGAGGTGCTGCGGATCGTCAACGACAACGTCAACTGGACCAGCAGCGGCAGGGAGTTCATTGCCGCACCGTTCGGCTTCCAGCTTCCCGACGATGTCAGTGGACAGGCACCGCGCGCGCAGCTGGTGATCGACAACATCGGCCGCGCACTCACCGAGGACCTGGAAGGGCTGGCCCCCGGAGAGATGGTGACCGCACGGTTGATGCTGACCGATCGCGCCGATCCGGATGCCATCGAGGCCGAGTACGACCTGCCGATGACCCAGGTGTCGGTCAACACGCGCACGGTCAGTGCCCAGTGTGGTGTCGACTTCCTGATGCGGCAGCAGGCCGTGCTGCTGCATGCCAATCCGTTCACGTTGCCGGGAATTTTCTGATGCGCCTGGTCGACGTCGAGCAATGGGTGGGCATCCCCTATGACGAAGCGGCGTACGACTGCGCCGACCTGGTGATGCGGGTGCAGCGAGCGCTGTTCGCCCGTGAAGTGGCACTGCCCGGACGCCGGCCGCGCGGGCGGCGCGGCTCGGCCGAGCTGGGCGCATTGTCGCGCGCGCAGGCGGTACCTCGCGAGGGCCCTCCACAGGACGGCGACCTGGTACTGATGATCGAACGCGGACAACACAACCCCGGCCATGCCGGGGTTTTCTTTTTCCTGGCCCATGAGGGCTGGGTCTTGCACAGCAACGAAACGAACGGCTGCAGCGTGCTGCACCGCGTTCGTGACCTGCCCGGATTTGGGCTGAGGATCGAGGGATACTACGCATGGAACTAACACCACAACCGGCGGTCGACGGCCGCCTCATCATCACCCCGCACCCAGTGCTGCTGGATGGCCAGCGCAACGTGCCGGTCGACCTGCGCCCGGGTGAAAGCCTGTACGCGTTCCTCATGCGCCATGTAGACGGGCTCGATGGCCGCGCATGGCAGGTCTGCGTGGACGGGCTGGAAGTGCCGCGCGAGCAGTGGATGCAGGTGCGACCGCGCCATGGCCAGCTGATCGAAGTGCGCAGCGTGGTGGGCAAGGCAGTGATTCCGCTGGTGGCGATGATCGCGCTGACCTATTTCACCTTCGGCATCGGCACGCTGGTGGCCGGTTCCGCCTGGGGGGCAGGCGCCGTTGCGGGGCTCAGCGCCACCTACGGTACCGCGCTGGCGTCGGCGGTATACGTAGCCGGTAGCGTGCTGATCAACAAGGTGCTGGGCCCGAAGCCTCCCCGTGCGGGTGGTGGCGGCGGTGTCGCCGACACTGCGTATTCGCTGGCAGCGCCGCGCAACCGTGTGCGCGCCTATGAACCGCTGGGCCTGCTGTTCGGTTCCACGCGCCTCGCGCCGGACCTGATCAGCCGCCCCTATACCTGGTTCGAAGGCGATGAGCAGTACGTCGGCCTGACCCTCAGCCCGGGCATCAACGTTGGCCGTGTAGAGGCCCTGCAGAACGGTGATTCGGCGTTGTCCAGCTACGAGGGCGTGCGCACCTGGTTCCGCGGCTTCCCGCGGATGCCCGACGAAGCGATTCCGCTGTACAGCAACGCCGATGTGATTGAAGGTGCGCAGCTGCTCGATACCGGCAGCGATGCCAAGCACATGGCCAGTCCATGGGTGGAACGCACCAGCTCCGCTGAATCTCTGCGCCTGCAGGTGAACATCGAGTTCCGGCTGTGGGATACCACGTCCAAGGGCAAGGACAAGGACAACCGCGAGCAGATCCAGATCCAGTACCGGCCGGTCGGCTCCGATGCCTGGCAGTCGTTCGGCAATTACAGCGTAGTGGGACGCACGCAGAAGGCGCGTCGCGTCAGCTACGGCCGCGACGTGGAGCTGGGCCAGTACGACGTGCGCGTACGCGTGGCCGGGCAGAACACCGATGGCAGTGGCGCGCAGGCTAATTTCACCTGGACCACGCTGGTCAGCGTGCAGCGCGACGACGCCAGCCATGCTGGCATTCCTGCCATCGGCCTGCAGATGAAGGCGTCCGGCCAGCTCAATGGTACCCCGGATGAAATCCGCTGCGTGGCCCATGCGCGGCCGATTCCTGTGTGGAAGGGCGAAGCAGCCGGCTGGGTGACCGAGGAAACCAGCAACCCGGGCGCGCAGATCCTGGCCTACGCCCGTGGCATCCATGATGAGAACGGCAAGCGCATCGCCGGCCTGGGCATGGCCGACCGGCGCATCGATATCGAAAGCCTGAAAGCCTTCATGCTGCACTGCGCGGACAACGCGCTGGGCTACGACTACTGGCTGACCGAGGTACGCAGCCACCAGGCAGTGCTCGACGCCATCGCGCTGGCCGGCTTCGGCCAGGTGACCTGGGCCAAGGGGCGGCTGGGCGTGGCCTGGGCGGCCGACGAGCAGCCCCTTTCCGGCGTGGTCAACATGGCCACGATCAAGAAGGGCCAGTTCCAGGTTGACTACACCCTGGCCAATGCTGCCGACGGCATCGAGTACAGCTATCTGGACCGTCGCACCTGGAAGGCGGCGACACTGCGCGTGCCGGCGCCGGGCGTGGAGGTGATGCTGAATCCAGCCAAGATCACCGGTGAGGGCGTCAGCTCCGAAGCCCATGCCGCGATGCTGGCGCGTTGGCATCTGGCGCAGAGCGTCTATCAGTACAAGTCGATCAGTTACAGCACCGACATCGAACACCTGGCCTACTCGCGGCTGTCGGTGCTGGCGTTGCAGCACGACCTGACCCAGTGGGGCTTCGGTGGCCGCCTGATCGGTGCCGCCGTCGACGCTGCAGGCGTTGCCACGCTGCAACTGGACGAGACGGTCCCGGCACCCTCTCTGGGCAGTGCGTTCATCGGCCTGCGCATTCCAGGCGAGCGTGTCTACCGCGTACTGCGCGTGGTTCCGGGCACGGAGCCAAGTGACAGGCTGGTGCTGGCCGATCCGTGGCCGGCAGATGCACCGCTGCCGGGCCACAACGACGGCAATCCTGCACACGACACGATCTGGATCTACGACTTCAAGCAGACGCCGGGTACCCGCGTGCGCGTGACCGGCATCCGCCCGGAAGGTGACCTGAAGGGCGCCGCAGTGGAGGTGGTGCAGGAGGGGCCCGAGTTCTGGCACTACGTGCGGACCGGCCAATATGTGCCGCCGTCGAATGAATCCTCGCTGCAGACCCGGCCGGTGGCCAGCAATCTGAAGGTGGTCGAGCGCCAGGTCAGCCGCGGTGGCAGCATGCACACCGAACTGCAGGCCAGCTTCGATATCAGTGGCCCGGCCGGCGAAACGCGGGTCCTGTCCGATCCAGACGGCAATGCTGCGCTGGAGGAAGTGGCACGCACCACCACGCGGTCGGCGAGCTGGGCGATTCCCGGAGCGGGCACCTATCCGGTGGTCGTTCGTCCGTACAGCCTCGATGGCCGTGCCGGCGTTGCCGTGTCCACCCAGTACACCACGCTGGGTGCTGATGCGCCGCCGGTCCTGGTCGATCTGTTCGACATCGAAGAGCTCAGCGGTGGCGTGCGCCGCTATGTGTGGGGCTTCTCCAGCGACACCGTGCAGTCGGCTGATTTCGCCGGCGTGGAGATCCGCTATACCGCCGGCAGCATCGACAACCCGTTGTGGGAGCACATGACCCCGCTGGGCGATGCCGGTGGCTTCTTCACCTCCGCAATCGAAGCCGTACTGCCGGAGGCGGGCAGCTGGACGTTTGCCTGCCGCAGTCGCAATACCGCCGGCGTGCTGTCCGTCGGTGCCCGCTACCTGCGGCGCGCGCTGGGGCGCAACACCGGGCAGACGCTGGAGGGAATCGGCGGTGTGGTCGAATCGGTCAAGGAGGACCTGGGCAAGGAAATCAACGCCCGCATTGACAGCGACCTGGCCGCCGCCACCCGTGCCGCCGAGGCGCTGCGTAGCGAATCGCTGCGCCTGCAGGATCAGATCACCGCCAGCGCCCAACGGCTTGCCGGCCAGGCCGAACGGCTGGACCAGCAGGCCCTGGCGCTCAAGGCCAGCACCGATGGCCTTGCACGCGAAGTGCTGGACCGCGCCGCCGGCGATCTGAATACCCGCACCGAGCTGACCACGGCGGTGACCCGCGAAACCAGCGAACGCCGGTCGGATGTGGAGAACCTCACCCGCATGGTGAGCCAGCTGTCAGCGGGCAGTGGCGTGCAGTTCGACAGCAAGCGCATCTGGTACTTCGACAGCAGCGTCGAAGGGTGGGGGGCAAACGGTGGCAGTCCAACGCTGGTGGAGGGCTGGCTGCGCCCGGCCAACCATGCCAGCGATGCCTTCGTGACCAGCCCGCGCGGCCAGGATGTCCAAGGCGCGGCGCATCGCTTCGTCAAGCTGCGCATCCGCAAGGTGGGCAGTCCTGCCTGGGACGGGCGCCTGCTGTGGAACGGTCCCGGCCAGTCGTGGGACAACGCACGCATGGTGCAGTTCGCGGAGCCAAGCTATGACAGCAACGGCATCGCGACGCTGGATGTGGACAACATTCCATGGAACGGTACCGTCGTCGACCAGATCCGCCTGGACCTGTCCAAGGCGCAGACCGACGCCCACTACTTCCTGCTGGACTGGGTGGCGATCGGTCGCCCGACGCCGGGTGCGTCGGTGGCCATGCTGCAGGAGGAAGCCACTGCACGCGTTGCGGCAGACAGCACCGAAGCGGGCCGGCGCGAGTCGCTGGCCGTGCAGTTGCGCGGCAGCTACGAGGGCGGTGAACTGGCGGGGGTCAGCCAGGGCCTGATCGCGGCCGAGAAAACCGCACGGCTGAGCGGCGACCAGGTCAACGCGCAGTCGATCCAGGCACTCCAGGCACGCATGCCGGCAGGCACCGGTGCGCTGGCCACCAGTGCCAGTGTCAGCAGCCTGCAGCAGGCGATGGTGACCGCTGACACCGCGCTGGGTCGGCGCGTGGACAGCCTTGATGCCACGATGGGGGACAAGATCGGATCCAGCGCCTTCAATGCGTTGAAGACCGAAGTCGGGCAGCTCGATGGCAGGGTTACCAGCAGCAGCCAGGACCTGGTGCAACTGAAGAGTCGCATGGAAGCGGTGATGGGCGCGGGTAGCAACCTCGCGCTCAATGGCGACTTCAACCTGGGCGCTGGCACCGGCTGGACGTTCTTCAACACCACCGCAGCATCGGTGGTGCGCGAGGGGCGCGGCAACAGTCTGTGCTGGAAGGCGGAGCCCTACGCAGCGGGAAGCAATACGGTGGTCAGCGCCGCGGTCAATGAGGGGCGCGTCATCACCCTGACCGCCGGCCGTCGCTATCGAGTGTCGTGCTGGACGCGGACCAGCGAGGACTTCGACGGCACCGCCGACAACACCAAGCTGCGCGTCGCCGACCACAACGGCAACCTGATGGGCGGTGCAACGCAGTCGTTCCCGAAATCGGCCGACTGGGTCAAGACCGAGACCTTCGTGACGTTGCCGCCCACGGGCACGGTGCAGGGCATCAGAGTCACGATCAATCGCAACGGTACGGCCGGCACGTTGTGGCTGGACGATCTGTGGGTGGAGGATGTAACCGATGTCGACGCGAACGCTACGGCGGTCAGCGGCCTGTCGACCAAGGTGGAACAGATCGATGGCAAGCTGGCCAGTGCCGCCGAGAACGTCACGCGGCTGGCCTCGGGCATCGGCAACATGGTGGCCTACAACATCATCGCCAACGCACATATCGCGTCCTCGCCCACCGGTGGCCCCCGCGCATCGGGTGTATACCGCGCCAATGGCAGCATCGTGCCGGGCATGGGCGCCAACCGGGGGCTGCGGGTCGGCATCATCAATGCGGACAACAGCATCACCGATACGGCGGTGTTCGATACCCATGGCAACCTGCAGAGCGAGTCGGCCCGTTTCAACACCTGGTACGACCAGACACTGAAGGACAATCAGTACTTCATTGCCTATACGTCCGATGCAGTGGGGACGATCAGCAGCGCCAGCAACACCGACACCAGTGGGCTGCGCACCCGCCTGCTGGACGCGGGCCTGTCACAGGAGAACCTGGCGGCCCTGTCGGGGTCGCGGATGCTGGTGATGATCGGGCGGCGCAGGAGCGGTGCCGGCGGTGGCAGGCAGATCCTGTCGCCCTTGCCGGAGACCGGCCGTACCGGCATGTGGGTGGAAATGACCGCCACCGTGCTCAATGGCGTGCCGACCGGATCGCAGGATTCGTCGATGCTCGATCGTACGGCGCGGAGCAATGCGGAAGCATTGACTGGGCTGCGCACCGACGTCAGCAAGCTCGGTACCGACCTGGTGTCAGCGGCCGACAGCCTGACCAGCCTGGCCGCGCGCGTGGAGACCTCGGTGACCAGCAGCGACAACGTGCTGCGCAACAGCTCCTTCGCTGGCAGTGCCGCCTGGTGGACGTTGACCCGTACCGTGTCGGCCAACACCGTGGAGTGGGTGAAAGCATCGGGCCAGAGTGGTGACGCACTGTTGATGACACACGGTCCCCAGGCCGGGCAGAACCCCTTCATCACGGCCAATGATGCGCGCTGGTTGCCGGTGGTTGCCGGCAGGTCGCGGCGGTACCGCCTGGTGATGATCGCCCGCGCCTTCGACAATGCGACGGCCACCTTGGTCTGCCGGCTGCGCGTGCGGACCAGCGGGGTGAGTGAAAGCCATGCCGACGTGACGCTGAACCTGTCCGATGCGGCCTGGAAAACCTACTCTGCCGAATGGTCTGCCGCGCAGGATCGCAACGAGATCATGCCGCAGGTGCATCTGACCAACGCCGGCGGCAAAGTGCTGTTTGACCGGATCGAGCTCTACGACATCACCGATGCGCAGGACATCGCGGGCAACGCGACGGCCATCGCCAACCTGCGCAGCGACGTGGTGCAGCTTGGCGATCGTGTCACCAGTAGTGCGTCCAATGTGGTCAAGCTGCAGTCGGACGTGCAATCGGTCCTCAATGGCAGCGACAGCCTGTTCCCGCTGGGTGGGTTCGAAACGTTCCAGGATGGCCAGCTGCTGGGCAGTGCGGCGGGCACGATCTACACCGCCCGCGCCGATGCTCGCCGGACCGGTGAGCGTGGTCTGGATGTGAATGTTGCGGCCAATACCAGCCCGAACACCAATGCGGACCTGTATCTCGGGCAGTGGACCCCCATCACCGGCAATCGCCGCATCTACGTGGAGTACTACGCACGCCTGCATCCAGACAGCATCCAGCCGACCGGTGGCTCGATCCGGGTGGGCTGGCAGACCACGAACGAAGCCAACGCGGAGAATTCGTGGCCCTTGCAGGCTTACGCACTGGCCTCCCTGCGCAAGGATGGCTGGACCAAGGTCAGCGGCTACATGAATACCGCCGCGTCTGCGGCGAAGTGGCGGATGCTGGTCAGCATCCCGGGAGGAAGCGGTGCGCGCGAAGTGGGCGTGCGCGTGCAGGTGGACGACATCCGCATGATCGATGTCACCGACGCCTACGCCGCGCAGCAGAGCGCCGCTGCCGCGGCCACTGCAGTGACCGCGCTGACCACCAAGGTTGATCAGCAGGGGGCGAAGGTCGATGCGCAGGCTCAGCAGATCACCGACCTGTCCAGTGGGCTGAAGGGCGTACTCAACACCGGCAGCGGCCTGCTGCCCAATCCCGACTTCGCCGAAGGGCTGGGTGGCTGGACGGCATCGGCGGCCGCCAATGGCGCGGTGTGGAGCACGGTCAACGGTGATGGACGCCCAGGTGTGCTGCTCAACCGCTACACGAACGTGAATCCGACCCTGCAGGCCAACGGTGGCAAATGGGTGCCGATCAACGGCGCGCGCCGCCTGCGGGTGATCGTCCGCGCCTGCGGTGCTGGCGGTGCCAACAATCTGCTGGTGCGGATCTATCGCAAGAATGCGGCCGGCCAGCAGTCCTATCAGGATCTGCGTGCGGTGTTCGCAGTAGAGGCGTTCGAGACCCGATCGTTCGACTTCGATGCTTTCAACAGCGGCATCGATGCCTGGCGTTTGAACATCTATGCTCACCCCGACAACGGCCAGGTGCGGGTGGACAGCGTCCAGGTCTACGACATCACCGACCAGGTGGCCAACGATGCCAATGCCTCGGCCATCAGTGGGCTGAGCACCTCGGTGAGCCAGCAGGGCAGCAAGCTGGACACCACGGCGCGTGACGTGACCCAGCTCAAGACCCAGGTGGGCGACGTCTCGGCCAGCGGCTTCTCGCAGCTGAAAAGCCAGGTCAGCCAGCAGGGTACGCAGCTGACCGCACTATCCGGGCGGGTCGACGGCGTGCAGGCCTCATTGGGCGGCAAGGCGGACGCTGCCGTAGTGACCAGCATGCAGGCGCAGGTCAAGAACCTGGGCGCCGGCGGCAACCTGTTGATGAACACCACGTTCCCGTTCTGGCAGCGCTCGGGGTGGGGCTGGGGAAGCAATCCGAACGCACGTTGGTCCGAGCTGGGCAATCCCACCGGCGATGACAGCTGGCATCCGAAGGGAATCTTCGGGCTGGGCGCGGTGACGCCCGGCGTCGTCGCAGCAGGCGAAATGGCGTGGTGGGGAACCGAGTACGACATCGCCATCGAGGGCGGCAAGACCTATTGCGCGTCCGCCTGGATCAATACCCATCGCGTGGAAGCCAAGCTGGAGATGACGTTCTTCGATGCGGCCGGCAACCACCTGGGGCTGGTACACAGCCCTGGCGTGAGGAGCGATACCGCAACACCGATCACGCTCGACCGCTTGACGCGGACGTTCCTGATCACCAAGGCGCCCGCCACAGCATCCTTCGCGCGCTTCCGCGTGATCGTGATCGGTACCGGTGGAAACACGCCGTACTTCTGGATGTTCCGCCCAATGCTGAGCCAGGTGGATGCGGCAGCAACCGCACCCCCCACCTGGTCGGCCGGGGGCACCGAGTCGTCCGCGCAGTGGTCGGTCAACGTCCGTGCAGATGGCCGGGTAGGGGGCGTGCAACTGGCATCCAGCGGTCAGGTCTCGCGTTTCGATGTGGTGGCCGACGCGTTCAGTGTCAGTGCGCCCGGCGGCGGGCGTCGTACCGAGTACAGCGATGGCAACTGGCGGGTCTATGACGAAGCCGGACGCCTGCGCGTGCGCATGGGCGTGTGGTGACCCGCGCACCTGCCCATCGCGGTGGGTGCCCCGCATGAAAACCGTTCGGGCCGCCGGTGGATGCGGCCCATCTTTTTGGAGATCCAACATGAAGTTCAATGCACGTCTCGTCCTGCTGACCCGCGCAGTGGAGCAGTCGGGGGTGGTCAATCTGCATTTCCGGCCGGAGGGCGACAACCTTCTTCCGCAGATGGTGATCCCGGTATCGCCGCTGGATGCGTACGCCTTGAAGTTTGGCGCGTTGTACCGGTTCGAGGCGATCGAGGTCGAAGAAGCGCTGCCCATTGAAGCAGCCGCTGGCTGAGATCGGGCGATTGTCAGGCGGCGGGTTGCCGCCGCCCGTTTCAGGGGGCCGCCTGCGCCCCCGTGTTTTCAAGGAGAAAGAAAAATGCCCGCGGGATTGCAGACATGGGACGCTGCCGGCCAACCGGAAATAGACCTGGCTACTCGCGTTTTCCGCACGTTGCAGGTCATTCCCATCGGCGTGGGGCCAGGGCAGATCGAAGTTAACGCCAGCGCCCAGGGCACGATACGTGCCTTTATCAACGCCGGTGGGTTCACCGGAAGCTCAAGCTCCAGGAGGGGCGTCACGATCAGTGGCAACCGGGTTTCCTGGTCCGCCGGCGACGGCGCCTATCTTTATCTTGTGGCCTGGTGA